ATATTTCTGCCAAGGGCGGTATTTCTGCCGAGGGCGGTAAATTAGAAGCCCTATATGGAATTACGGCCGGATTAAAAATCTACGCCAAAACCACCCTTAAATCAGGAATGAGAATATTTGCAGGGGTAGCTCCCTGGAGTTGGGTTGGAAAAGAAGAAAGAAAAATTACTTGTGGAAAATTAGAAGGTGGAGAAATAGCTTATGGCGATTTGGAAGAAACAGGATTGCCAAATGAATGTGATGACACGCCCGAAGAAGGTGAAGTGATAGAGTTTTGCAGGAATGGCAAGAGATTCAAGGCGAAGATAATAAAATAAAAGTATGAAAACCATAACCATAAAACTTCTTCACAATCTCGGTGCTTGTTCCGAAGGCATTGACTGGTTTCAGAACCAAAAAGAAACCAGAGCCGACAAAGTCATTAACGCCCTAATGAAGGCCAACAAGTTTGACTGGGCGAACTGGCTTATTGTCCGCTTAATGTCGCATAAAAATCAAGTGCGATATGCCGTCTATGCCGCAGAATTGGTATTGCCTATTTTTAAGAAAAAATATCCCAAAGATAAAAGACCGAGAAAAGCTATTCAGACCACAAAGAGGTGGCTCAAAAGTCCAACGGAAGAGAATAGAATTGCTGCCTATGCCATCGCTGCTTCCTATGCCGCTAACGTCGCCTATGCCGCCTATTGTGCCGTCTATGCCGTAACCGCCGCCGCCGATGTCTTCGTCACTTCCGCCGATGCCGCTTCCTATGCCGCCGCCGATGCCGCCAAAAACAAAAAAGAAACCAGGGAAAAGATAATAAAGTATGGGCTAAAATTGATAAAACAATAAGATATATGGGGGAAATGAAAATTATTAAAAGAATCTTAATGGAATTAGCCTTTATTTTTAGATGGAAAGATAAGAAGTATGGAGATTGGTTTATGGAGTGGCACAAAGAATTAGTAAACGAGGCTATTGATAAAATTGATATTAATACTAATGATATTAAAATTATTCAAAAGCCGACCAAATAATTAAAAGACAAATATATGAAGAATAATCAAGTATACTATCAGCAAGGTGGTGGAGATGAACAATATACTCCGAGGGGGGGGGTGGAGGTATTGCTTCCATACATTCAACACTTAAAAGATAAAATAATCTGGTGTCCATTTGATAAAGAAGATAGTCAATTTGTAAAAGTATTAACCGAGAATGGATTTAATGTTATTTATTCTCACTTGGAATATGGTCAAGACTTTCTAACTTATGAGCCAGAAATTGAAATTGTTAAAAGAGTAAAAGTAAATAAACCAAAAGTAAAAACTGGTGGTTGGCAACCAGAGGTTAAACATTATTTAAAGAAATAAAATTATGAACATATTTTGGGCGGTTTATAATAAAAGATGAGGGATTCAGCTCTTGAAGCAATAATTACAGCTCAAATGTGGGCAGTAAAAGTAATTACACTAAAGTAATTTTCCTCTGCTCTTTTACGAGGGCAGAGATAAGATTATAATTTAGATAAAGAATAAAGATATATGACACAAGAAGAAATAATAAAAGAGTTTAGAGAGAGGTTTGAAACTAAAATTGGCTCAAAGCACACGATTGAAGAAATTGAATCCTTTCTCCTCCAAGTAAGAACCGACACCATAAATGAGATAAGAAGGGAGGTGGAGAGGAAGAAAAGAAAATATGTTACTCAACCAGCAAAATACAAAGGTTCGGATGCAAATGTTTGGCGAGAGGGATATAATAGTTTTTTAGAAGATATTAAAACCTTTCTTAATAAATTAGAGAAATGAAAATACTAATAGCGTGTGAAGAAAGTCAAAGAGTGTGTGAAGCATTCCGTAAGAAAGGACACGAAGCATACTCTTGCGATATATTACCTTGTAGTGGAGGACACCCCGAATGGCATATACAAGGAGATGTGCTTGAACACTTGAACGAAAATTGGGATATGATGATTGCCCATCCGCCTTGCACATATTTAACTTGTACCGGAAATAGGTGGTTTCTTCCAAAATATAAAGATAGATTTCCAACAAGAGAACAAGACAGAAAAGATGCTATTGAATTTTTTACAAAGTTAATCAATGCACCGATAGAGAAAATATGTGTAGAAAATCCCGTTGGAATAATGAGTAGAATAATAAGAAAGCCAGAGCAAATAATACAACCATTTCAGTTCGGACACAAAGAAGCAAAAAAAACCTGTTTATGGTTAAAAAATCTTCCATTATTAAAACAGACTAAAATAGTTGAACCAGAATATACAACATTCAAAAGTGGGAAAAGAATGGCAACGTGGTATTGTGAGGCATTAAAGTTGCCGGCAAAAGAAAGGTCAATTTTAAGAAGTAAAACATTTCAAGGTATAGCCGATGCAATGGCTGACCAATGGGGATAAATAATTAAGAAGATGAAGGGTCAGGCAGAAATAATAAAGATATGCAAGAAAAAATATATATATTAAAAATAACCAAAGAGTATGGAGATATAACCAAAGAGAAAATTATTGAAAAGATTGAAGACTATGAAACATCTGCCGAATTATTTGAAACCAACGAAGTTAAAATTTTAATAGATAAAGAAGATTAATTTAGATAAATAAAAAGTATGAAAAAAGAAACAAAGAGAAGAAAAAGGTGTCCAAGGTGTAAGCAACTTAAACCCTCTGGTGAGGTTTACGAAAGAGAAGACCCATACCAAGCAGAATTAAACGATGACCACAATCTTTACTTAATGTGTAATGATTGTGAAGCCGAATCACTAATGGATATTTAATTTTATGACCCTAAAAACTAAATGCGAGGAGAGGAAGTTAGAAAAAAATGAATATAGATGTGCAAGGTGTGGCGGTATTTTTATAAAAGGACAAACAGATGAAGAATGTTTAGCTGAAATGAAAAGTATTTGGGGAGATATTCCCGAAAATGAAAGAGTTGTTATTTGCGATGATTGTTTTAATAATAGAACGACCAAAGAAATAAAGAAAATGGGAGAAGAATATAAGTCAACAATCAAACCTTAATTAACCCCCCTAACAATATAATAAGATGAAAAAATATCCTAAACATTATAAAGCAACACCCAATGAATGGATACCACATAAACAAAAAATGGAATGGCAGTGTTGTGATTGCGGATTGGTTCATAATGTTTGGTTTAGAATAGGAAGGTATGGTATTTTAGAAGTTAAGATGACGAGAAATAATAAGGAAACCAATAAGAATAGAATACAAAAGGTCAAAAAAGCTTGTGCAGAGATATAAAATTATTATAACATGACATACGAACAAATCGTCCTACAAAAGGACGAAAAAATCCTTAAGCTCAACGATGAGCTAAAGAGCAAAGATAGAGAGGTGGTTCTATTGATTATCATTTTGATTGCTGTGGTCGGGGCCAGTTTATACTCCCTGACAGGGTCAATCTTTTAAGAATAATTATCGCCCAAGGATTGGGAGAGTAAACACTTCACCAGGAGTCAAACAATAATAATTTTTATTCCTTTTCAGAGGAGATAATAAAAATTAGAGGCCGGCCAAAGGCGCTCCCAATACTTTCCCGGCCCTCAGCCAATCAATTTGACAGAATACATTTAAAGGCTTAAAATATACTAAATGAATTTAGAGCTAAGAAAAAAGGTTTTAAAGAGCAGTTATAAGGCAGGGTCTTGTCATGTCGGTTCGGCTCTTTCCTGCGTAGAGATAATTGATGCAATTTATTCAGTTAAAGGTCCTGATGATATTTTTATTTTTTCGAAGGCGTCTGGGATTGCTACTCTGTATTGCAAGCTTCATCCGGCGAAAGCAAGCGAATATCTTAAAAAGTATCCCTTGCCTTCAAAAGAAGTTCCAGGAATTATATGGAGCGGCGGTTCTTTGGGCATGGGACTTTCAATCGCTGCCGGTATGGCCTTAGCAGACAGAGAAAGAAAGGTTTATTGCTTAATTTCTGATGGCGAGCTTCAAGAGGGCCAGACCTGGGAAGCAATAATGTTCTCTGCTCATCACCAATTACATAATCTTATAGTAATTATTGACAGAAACGGATTCCAAGCTCTTGGCAAAACTGAAGATATTTGTAGATTAGAACCTTTAGACCAAAAATTTGTGTCTTTTGGCTGGAACACAATCAATGTTGACGGCCATAATTCAGGCTTATTGGAAGGTTGGCTTAAAAATATTCCTCGAAATGACAATCCTAACGTTTTAATAGCAAAAACAACTAAAGGGAAAGGGGTCGGCTTTATGCAGGATAATAATAATTGGCATTATCTTAACCTCAATGCAAAAAGATTTAAGGAGGCCATTCTTCAGTTATCTTCTGAAGTTGGCGAAAAAGGATAAAGATATTATCTTGCTAACCGGAGACCTTGGCTATTCTTTTATTGAAAAGTTTCAGGAAGAATTACCAAATCAATTCATAAATGCAGGAATAGCTGAACAAAATGCTACCGGTATTGCCGGAGGTCTTGCTTTATCCGGAAAAAAACCATGGTGTTATTCCGGAACAATCTTTATGTTGATGCGACCCTATGAACAAATTCGTAATATATGCTATAATAATCTTAATGTAAAATTTGTGGGGACAGGAGCAAGCCAGTTTTTAGGCTTTTCCCATAATTTACAAAAATCAGAGTCAGAAAAAGATTTACTAAAAAACCTTCCGATTATGCAATGGTATCCCGAAACGGATAAACAACTAAACGCTACCATGATATACGAAAATAATCATAAAGGACAAGCATTTATAAGATTATAATGACAATTTGTTAAATATATAAAAAGATGAAAGTCAAATTTTTCGACCCTGGCAAGGAGTTTCGACTTCACCAAAAAGAATATACCAAAAAATGGACAGAGGTCAGGAAGAAGGGAAACCTTATTCTTCGAGACGAGCTGAGAGGCTTTGAGAGCCATTTTGCCAAGTTTGTTGGTACAAAGTATGCTGTCGGCTGTAATAGTGGCACAGATGCCCTTTTAATCGCTTTAAAGGCCATTGGAATAGGCAGGGGAGATAAGGTTTTGGTTCCGAGCCATACTTTTGTGGCTACGGTTCAGGTTGTAGAACAGATAGGAGCCAAACCAATTTTGTATGATATAGGAGAAGGAATAAAAATGAATGATATTAAATGTGTGATAATTGCACATATTGCAGGATATTGCCGCCATAATATGCAAGAAATTAAAAATTGTGGCGCTTTAATCATTGAAGACGCTTGTCAAGCATTGGGAGCTACCCAAAACGGAAAAAAAGCGGGGTCATTCGGAGATGTTGGCTGTTTCAGTTTTTATCCGGCTAAAGTATTGGGAGGCCCAGGGGACGGAGGAATGCTGACAACTAACAGAAAAGATGTTTATGACTTTGCCATTGAATACCGAAATCATTGGAAAAAGGATTATTCTCAATGGGGTATCAATTCGCGCCTTGATAATCTTTTGGCCGCCGAACTGGATATCAAGCTCAAAAGATTGCCAAAAACATTAAAAAGAAGAGAACAGATAGCCAAAATGTATCTTAAGGGAATTAAAGGAGTTTATCTTCCCAATAATACCAAAGGTCGAGTTTGGCAGGATTTTATCATTGGAACAAATAGACGAGACGAACTATATCAATTTCTTTTCAAGCAAGGAATAGAAACAATGAAAAATGAATATCCTATGCCTTGCGGTAAACTTCCTATGGCTAAAGAATACGAAAGCAGGACTTTACGCTTGCCAATCAATGAAGTTTTAACCGACAAAGAAGTAATATATATCATTAAAAAGATAAATGAGTTTTATGGGGTATAAGATATGGAAACCAAGCAATATATGGGGCAATAATATCATTGGAGAATACACGACTATTGGCGCTTTTTGTGATATAGGAAATGCGGTAATAGGTAAAAATTGCAAAATCCAATGTCATGTTTCAATTCCCCCAATGACCATAATCGGTGATGAGGTTTTTCTCGGGCCCGGAGTAAGAATAGCCAATGACAAAAAAATGGATGGAAACTTAAAGGGAACAATAATCAAGAAAGGAGCAAAAATTGGTATGGGTGCGTTAATAGGAGCAGGAATAATAATCGGCAGAAATGCCATAATCGGAGCAGGAAGTGTCGTTACCAAGAATATCCCAGCAGGAGAAACTTGGGTAGGTTCACCAGCATATCCAATAGATTTAAGGAGTAAGTTTCCAAAGTTTGAATTAAAGAAAATGGTTGATATTGATTTTGCTAATTTTGTGGTCGGCTTTGTTTCTGGAGAAGGATATTTTTCGGAACAAAAAAATGGTAAATATATATGTTTTGGATTCGGCATAGAGGTTAATTATAGAGATAGAAGGACTATTGAAAAAATTAAGGAATTTTTTGAGACTGGACATATCTATGAACGAAGAAGAAAAACATTGGTAAATAAATTAGATGCACATCAAATAATTTATCAAGTTAAAGACGAAAAAAGCTTAAAGAATATTATTATTCCATTTTTTGATAATTTTTTACTAAAAGGAAACAAAAAAATACAATATCTTCGTTGGAGGGAAAATTATTTAAATTATAAAATATAAAAAAATATGGTTAAAGTATTAATTACAGGTTCAGGGGGTTTTGTCGGCTCGGCAACCCAAAAGTTGTTAATGGAAAATGGCCACGAAATAATTGGATACGACATAATGAATGGCCAAGACATCAGGGATAAACAGCAATTTGATAATTTTGTTAAAGAACATAGACCCGACAGGATATTGCACTTGGCTGCGATTGCAAGATTTTCGGAAGCGGATGCTAATCCTATTCTGGCTCACCAGACAAACATTATTGGGACTAAAAATGTTGCAGAAGTGGCCGAAAAATATCACATCCCATTGGTATATAGTTCTACTGGTTCGGCCATTATGCCGTTGGATAAATACGAACCTCCCTATGACGAGAAGATACCAGCTTGCGGAAATAGCGTTTATGGCTGTTCAAAAGCCATTGGAGAACTTTATGTTAGAAAACATAATCCTCATATTGTGTTGAGGTATGCTCACATTTACGGACCGGAAAAAAGGATGCACGGCTTAATAGGAGGATTTTTAGACAGAATAAACTTTGGAATGAAACCAATTCTTTATGGAGGAAAGCAGAACAATGATTTCGTATATATTTTAGACATAGCCAGAGCCAATATGCTTGCCTTAACTGCTCCCTGGGATAAGTGGAATCAGATATATAATGTCGGCTCGGGAGAAGAATTATCAGCGAAAGAAGCAGGTGATATTGTTTGCGAATTGGCAGGATATAAGGGAGAGATTGAAGTGAGGGAGGCAAGAACGGTTGACCCTTCAAGATTTGTTTTTGATACAAAAAAGTCAGAGATTATGCTTGGATATAAAGCCGAATACAATTTCAGGAACGGACTTAAACATATGTTTGAGGTTATAAAGCTAAAGAACAATTTAGATGATTAAGGGTCATCGTATTTTAATAACGGGAGGAGGCGGAAGCATAGGGTCCGAGCTTGTTAGGCAATTATGCAAGAACAACAAGATTTTCATTCTTGATTTTAATGAAACAGCTACCTTTGATTTGACAGAAGAACTGAAATTAAAGGGACATTGGGTTTATTGCAGGATAGGGGATATCAGGAATAAGGAAACGGTTGATGATGTGTTTTCTGATTTTAAACCGCAGATAATTTATCACGCTGCGGCCTACAAACATGTTTCTCCGATGCAGGATTATCCCGAAGAAGCTGTCCAGACAAACATTATCGGCACATTAAATCTCATTAAGGCGGCCAAAAAATGGGAATGTGTGGAAAAGTTTATCTTTATCTCAACCGACAAAGCCATTCATTCCAATTCCATTATGGGAGCTACCAAAAGAGTTTCTGAGATTATGGTTAAGAACCAAGGGAAAGGATTTATCGTTGTCAGATTCGGCAATGTTTTGGGGTCAAGAGGGTCGGTTATTCCTTTATGGCAGGCTTCAATCGATAGAGGAGAACCGCTTAATATCACCGATGAAAGAATGGAGCGCTATTTTATGACCATGTCTCAGGCCTGCGAACTGGTTGTTGAAGCTACTGAAATCGGAAAAGGTGGAGAAATAATTATTTTGGATATGGGAAAGCCGGTTAATGTTTTGGAAATAGCCAAGAAAATACTAAAAGAAAGCAAAAGCGAGGTTGGCATTAAAATGATAGGAATCCGGCCCGGGGAAACTCTTAATGAGAAGTTAATGACAGAGGAGGAGGAAAAAGTCGCTATTAAAAAAGATAAGTTTTGGATAATAAATGGAAACTAAACTTTTATTTTGTAGTCGCTGTGTGATGGACGGAAGTTCCGAGGAACTTGTTTTAGACTCAAACGGAGTTTGTAATTTTTGTCATCAAGCCGAAAAAGCATTGAAAGAGATAGAATTAGAAAAACCAAATCTTCCAAGAATAATAGAGCAGATTAAAAGGGACGGCAAGGGCAATAAATACGATTGTCTTATTGGATTAAGCGGAGGGGTGGATAGTTCAACAACTCTGCATCAAGCAATTAAACTCGGATTAAGGCCATTGTGTTTCAGCGTTGATAATGGCTGGAACGACCCCAGGGCAGATGAGAATATATTAAAAATTATTGAGAAGTTGAAAGTTCCATTTTACAGATATACGATTGACCTTGATAAGTTCAAGGATTTGCAGTCTGCTTTTTTAATGGCCGGAGTTCCAAACATCGAAATTCCAACCGACCATATACTAATGGCAGTCAGTTATGAAATGGCTGATAAGTATAGTATTAAATGGATTTTATCGGGTGGTAATGTCGCAACCGAGTCCATAATGCCTTCCAGTTGGGGTTATAATGCCAGGGACTTGGTTCATATCAAGGACATTTACAAGCAAATGAAAGGCAAGAACTTGAATGGCTTACCTTTATGTGGTGTTTGGAAATGGAATTATTATAGGTGGATTGCTGGAATTAAAATATTATATCCTCTTGATTATCTTAGTTATCATAGAGAAGAATCTATTAAGTTTTTAGAAAATGAATATGGATATCAAGATTATGGAGAAAAGCATTGCGAATCAACCTGGACTTGGTGGTTTCAAAACTTTTATCTTTATCAGAAATTCGGCATAGACAAGCGCAAGGCTCATTATGCCTCGCTTATTAACTCCGGCCAAATGACAAGAAGAGAAGCAATGAAATTATTATTAGAAAGTCCTGTTTATCCTCGGCTGGGAATTGAGGATAAAGTGATGAAATATCCGAAAAGACGACACGAAAATTTTAAAATGGATAAATGGTATCCGAGAATAGCCAAATTAGTAAAAATAATTAAAAATATATGGTAGAAGCAATCGTTGAAAACAAATTGGAAGAGTTTAAAAACAGGTTAGGTCCATTGGTCAAGAAAATGCTTTATGACGGATTTATTCCTCAAACCTGGCTATGGGCCGTAACCAAAATAAGCATAATGTTGAACATTGCCGATGAATTGCGTATGGCGATTCGGGTAAATGATTGGATTAGAGAAACAAAAGTTCTCGGTAAATATAAGTTTTTAAGGAACTACAAATTCCTTTATTTCCTTAATAAGGTTTATACTATCAAAAAATACTTTAAGAGATATTATTGGATGGACGGACATAAATTATTCGTTAAGCCAGCTCCGAAAATGGGAGAGATAGTAATGGATTATCAACTATTGAAGATTTGGGAGCCGGAAACAACCGATATTGTCAAAAGAGAAGTCGGGCCGGGAATGACTTGTATTGATATCGGAGCATCAATAGGATATTTTACTTTGTTATTTTCAAGGCAGGTAGGCCCATCTGGTCATGTTATTTCTGTCGAGCCGACAGATTTTCAACAGCCATATTTATTAAAAAACATTAAAAACAATGGATACAAAGACAGGGTAGAGGTTTGGAATGTCGGCGCTTGGGACAAGACAGAAACCGTATGGATGCCTCTTACTGCTCCGAGATATGTCCAAACAGAAGCGCCTTGTATGGCGGTGGATGATATAGTCAACGGAAGAAAAATAGATTTTATCAAGCTGGATTGCGATGGTCCGGAACCGAAAGTATTAAAAGGATTGGAAAAGACATTTCAGAACAATCCTGACTTGAAAATGGTTGTTGAGTATTATCCAAAATATCAAAGAGATTCGGGGTTAGACCCTGCTGATTTTAGAAAAATTATAGACAGATATTTTGAGTTTGAGATTATCCCGGGGGATTATTCGGAAGGATGCTGGAACTTGTTTTGTAAGAGAAAAGATAATGCAAAAAATATATGGCCGATAGAAAATGGCAATGTAGAATAGCTCCGAGTTTAGGCGATGGATTTGACGGAACTCCCCACGAGTGTTGGGGAACAAATGAGTATTTTAATAATGTTGACCCGACAGTTTTCTTTGGGCTTTACGGATTTAAAGATTTTATTTCTCTTTGGGAACATAAAGGGAAAAAAGCTATTCTTTGGGCAGGAAGCGATATTCAATATTTTCTTAATGGTTATTGGCTTGATAAAGAAGGCAAGATGAGGTTAAGGCCCTTTGATTTGGCTCCTTGGATAGACACTTATTGCGACAATTATGTTGAGAATGAAAAAGAACAATCGGCCTTAAGGTCGGTTGGCATTAGGAGCAAGGTTATTCCTTCGTTTTTGGGCGATGTAAGCCAGTATAAGGTGAATTTTGTGCCTGGCAATAAATTATATACCTCTGTATCAAGCAACAATTTTAAGCTCTATGGCTGGGACAAGATACCACAATTAGCAGAAGATAACCCCGATATTGAATTTCATTTATACGGAAATACAATCAGCCCGGGAAACTTTAAATGTTCCAACATAATCGTTCATGGCCGGGTTTCGCAAGAACAAATGAATATGGAAATCAAAAATATGCAAGGGGCATTGAGGTTGAACGAATCAGACGGATTTTCGGAAATTATTGCCAAGTCCGTCTTAATGGCTCAATGGCCAGTATCCTTGATTGAATATCCTTATATGCTCAAATTATCTGAAATAAGGCAGATACTGGAAAAGAAAGAGCCGAACATTAAAGGTCGCAAGCATTATTTAAATATAATAAATCAATATCCATGGAAAACAAAATAAAACATCTTTGTTATGTGCCATTTACGGGCTTGGGATTATTTTCCGGTTTCAGGGGAAACCGCTGGCTTAAAAGCAGGATTAAAATCTTTAAGCAGTTTGTCATTACGAACCTTCAAGCCCAAACAAGCCATAATTTCACTCTATGGTGCAGTTGGAGGCCCGAAGAAAAGAGCAACAAGTATGTAAGGGAACTCATCGATTATTTGAACCAAATCCCGGAGTTCAAAACAATTCATACTTTCAACGGCTTGTGCTTTTATGATGACAAGTTTGAAGATGATGTTGCGAGGGAAAGATTGATTAACAATCTCCATTGCTCAATGGGGGATTTGCTGGATGAAGTCGGGCAAGTTGATTATGTATATATGACAATTCAGCCCTCCGATGATATTTATCATATCAGGACAATCGAAATGTTGCAGAGAATGTTCAGGGAAACTGATTTTGAGGCAATCGGTTTCAAAAAAGGATATATCTGCAGTTATCAGACAAAGGAAGTTAGGGAGTATAATCCGACCACAAATCCGCCTTTTTACACCATTAAGTTCAAGAAAGAAGATTTTATTGACCCTTTAAGGCATATCCAATTTACCGCGTTGAAAAAAGATGTCGGGAAATACAAGAAAGGAACACCTTGTCCTTCTCACGAATATATTGGAGATTGCCTTAAATATGGACAGATTGATGAGCGTGGGTTTTCGGTCGGCACTCACGGAGAAAACATTTCAACGCACTTTGACAATCCTTTTGCGGGAGAAAAGGTCGGGCAAGAGGCGCTAAAGGATTTTGGCATAGAAAATACGGAAGTGTTAAAGATTTCTTTCAGCTTGGGTAAAGTAATTTTCAATAAACTGCCTCACCAGGTTAAAAGGAAATTGAGATATCTGGCCGGAGAAAAAAAGTGGATTTTAAGACCAATTTTTGCTATAATATATAATACATTAAGGTCATAGTTTTTATGTTAAAAAATCTTTTTCGCAACACAAGCCATCATAAGAAATACTGGACAGACAGGAAAATCGACTGGAAAACGGCATATCAGGATACTTGGGACCATCCTCACAGGAAAGTATTGGCATATATGCTTGCCAGAATACCTTGGGTCTCCTTAGTGGAGATTGGTTGCGGTTCCGGAGCCAATTTAAAGCAAATAGTCAAAAGCCTTCCCGGCAAGCAACTGGGGGGCATAGACATTAACAAAGATGCGATAGATTTGGCTAAAAAAACATTCGGGGGAGGAGTATTCTTCACCTGTTCGGCAGACGATATAATGATGTCTGACAAGTCCAGCGATATCGTTTTGTCGGATATGACCTTGATTTATGTTGACAGCCGAAACATTAAAAGGTATCTTAAAGAAATAAAGAGAGTTGCCCGAAAGTATGTTGTCTTGTGCGAGTTTCACCACAAAAGCTGGATTAAAAGAATGTGGCTGAAAATCACTTCAGGATATAATGCCTACAACTGGGAGAAACTCTTGAAAGAACAGGATTTTTATGATATAATAAGCTATAAGCTAAGCGAAAATGACTGGCCTGGTGGTAATCCTCAGAAGACATTCGGCTGGATATTCATCGCCAAAGCGCCAAAAAGATAATAATAAAGTAAAAAACTATGTTTAACGAACAAAAAAAGTATTTTAAACAGAAAGCCAAAGCGATTCAATACTCGATATGGGATATGCAATTCAAAATATCCAAAACCAGGATGATTAGAGAGGAGGTCAGGGTAGCCTATGATTTAACCAAGTCCAAACTGGAGGTTTTGAAAAATCAAATCAAAATCCAGAAAGAGAAGCCGACAATGGAAAAAGGAGATATTGCCAGGTTGGATGACGAGCAAGTAAGGCTGGAAAGGGACCTAAAAAGATACGAAGACCAAATGAAAAGCCTTGATTTGGAAATAAACGGTTCAAGGCCGACCAATGAATATCCTGACGGAGTAATCGGACTTAATCATCAGTTTGAGTCTTTAGTGGAATTATTGGCAATGGTAAAGGATTATTATAATAAAATATAAGCTATAATTAGTCAATGGGGAAAAAAACTGATAAACAGCCCAAAAAACTGGATTGGCTGAAAGAATACCAATGGCAGAAAGGACAATCGGGTAATCCCAAAGGAAGGCCGAAAGGAAAAACCCTGAAAGAATGGGTGAAAGATTTTTTGATGAACATGTCGGAAGATGCAAGATTGGAGTTCATTAAATCTTTAGACCCCGAGATAGTATGGAAAATGGCAGAAGGTAATCCTCATAATACCGAAGATATAACTTCTAAAGGAGAAAAGATAATTCCAATCTATGGAGGACAAAGTATTCAAGAACACAACGGCGACCAAGAAGATATTCCAGCTGAAGAAAAGGATTAGGGCTGTTGCCGGAGGAACATCGGCTTCCAAGACAATATCTATCCTTATTTGGATAATAGATTATTGCCAGAGTCTTCCCAGCCAGATTGTCACTACTGTTGCTGAATCCGTTCCTCATCTTCAATTGGGAGCTATCAGGGATTTTCAGAACATTATGAAGTCCAATGGTTATTGGGATGATAGTCGCTGGAACGAAACAAAGCATATTTACATCTTTCCCAATAATAGCTTTATCGAGTTCATATCCTTTGATAAGTTTGGAAAGGCGCACGGCCCGAGAAGGGATGTGCTTTTTTTGAACGAGGCCGTTAATATACCCTATCTCATAGCCGATCAGTTGATTACAAGAACCCGTAAGATAGTATGGATGGACTGGAATCCTTCCGAAGAGTTCTGGTTCTATACAGAAATGCTTGGCAAGAGGGATGATATTGATTTTATTACTTTAACTTATTTAGACAACGAAGCGCTTGATGAAATATCAAAAAATGAGATTTTGGCTCATAAGAACAATAGGGAATGGTGGACTGTTTATGGTGAGGGCAAGTTGGGAGTGATTACTTCAAGGATATACAAAAACTGGCAGATAATCGATGAAGTTCCGTTTAATGCAAGGTTGGAAAGAAGATGGCTTGATTTCGGATATACCAACGACCCCACTTCAATAGGAGATGTGTATTATTATGACGGAGGATATATTTTAGACGAACAGTTATACCAGACGGGAATGTTGAACAAGCCGATTGCTGATTTCATTCTGAATCTGCCAAATTATCAAACATTGGTGGTTGCCGATTCCGCCGAACCAAAAAGCATTGATGAAATAAAGCTTCACGGAATAAATATAATAGGGGCGGAAAAGGGTCCCGATTCCGTGAGAAACGGAATACAAATTGTCCAGGGCCAAAGAATATCAATTACCAAAAGGTCGGTTAACACCATAAAAGAATACAGGAATTATCTCTTTTTAGTGGATAAAGACGGAAAGATACTTAATGTGGAAGACCCCAAGTGCGCCAATCACAGCATGTCCGGAGCAAGATATGCTCTAACCTCTTTAATCAAGAAGCCGGATATAAAGCCATATGCTCCTCCGCAACCAGCGCCATTATATTATCCTGAATTAGGAATATGACAAAAATAGAAATCAATTTCAGCGACAATCTTACGGCCGAGGAAATACAAAAGGTTCAAGAAATTTTTATCGTTCTGCTTCAAAAAGGAGGATTATTGGGAGTAAAGAACGGAAGCACCAACATTCATTTTGACAAAGACGGCACATTTCAGGGAATACAGTTTGATTATTGGCCGTGGAAAAGAAGAAAATCTTGACAGAAACATTTTAATCAGATATAATATCTTAATACCCTAACCATACAACGGCGGGACATCAATTCGATGCCCCGTTTTTTTTAAAAATGCCATACGATATTTTAAACAACACCTGGAAACTATTAGAACCAATGGAAAAATTAGTTGCAGAAAAGAAAGCAGGTTTTGAATTGCAGAAAAGAAAGCACGATGACTGGAACGAGAATTACGAACTATACCGAAACAAAGTCAAGATAAACAGGTTGACCCAGAGACAAGCAGTCAATATCCCCTTAATGAAAGAAACGATTAAAACGCTTCTGTCAAAGATTGATGATGCTCCGAATGTTGATTGGAAAGAACTTAACGGAGACGATTTCAAAGAGCTTATCTACCAAGAGATTTGGAATCAGCAGATGAAAGATAACAACATAGAGCTTTTAGACATTCTTGACAAGAAGAATGTTTTGTTATATGGGCTATCGGCTAAAAAGCTGAACATTACCAAAGACGGAGTATCAATCGAAGTTCTTGACCCTTATGATGTTATTTTCGACCCCTTGATGAATGCTTGGGATTTGGATTCTTCAAGGTTTATTATCCAACAGAACATATTCAGGTCGGTTAGGGACATTATAGCCGACGAAAGATATACCTCTGAAGGAAAAGAAGAATTGAAGATATGGATTGATTCTCCGGCCGGCATAACCCAAGGCGAGAAAGCAAGGGAGGAATGGGAAAAGAAAATGGAAAGGTTGAAGGCAATGGGAATTGAAAGCCAGGATTTTCCATTCTTCGCCGCCGGGGACAGGATAATCAATTTAACGGAACACCACTCCAAAATTTGGGATACCAAGAAGAAAGAGTTTATCAGGCGCGTAATCGTTTATGCCGATGATACCATAGAACTATTAAACGAACCGCTGAAGGATTTAATCGGAATTGATTTCTGGCCATTTATTGTCTGGTCTGAAGACCCTGATATTTCCGATGTTTATCCCGACGCTGTCGCTGATTTGGTAAGAACTCCCAATAAGGTATTGAATGTTTGGTTTTCCCAGTTAATCGAGAACAGGACATTAAAGAACTTCCAAATGCACTGGTTCTTGCCTGTTAACGGATATACGCCCCAGACATATACTCCGGGTCCTGGAATGATGCTTCCGGCCCCTCCAGGAGAAGATATCAACAAAGTTATCCAACCGGTCCAGATATCGGGACTGGATGATACCCTAACCGCTATTCAGGTTCTTACGAATATAGTGGAAAGAGGATCGGGAGCTACGGCCATACAGAAGGGGGCGACAGAACCCGGGCAACAGACTTTGGGAGAAATAGAGATATTGGTAGGAAAAGCCCAGGAAAGGACAACGGCAATGGCTAAGTTTTACAGGTTGGCTTGGTATCGCCTTGCCAAGAAATGGGATTCTTTGATGCAAGCCAATGCCCCGAAGTTCTTAATGTTATCCAAGCTTGGGCGTGAAGGAAAAATAGTTAAGAAAAGGATATTCTCCAATGACTGGATATCCGAATATGAGCCGATAGTAAGCTCAAGTTCTGAACAGGAAATGAACACTACCAAGAGCATACAAAAGTTTATGTTCGTTGTTTCCCAGTTCCCCAATAATATGGCTTTGAGAAAAATAGCCCAAAAGAGGGAGCTTGAGATGCTTGACTTGACTCCCGAAGAACTAAAAGCAGTTGAAAAAGACGAAGAACAACCTCAGTTGGCCATAGAGGAACCCGGTGAAGCCGTCAATTTGCAGAATGAGATAGACAAAAAATTACAAATGCTAAATGAATAATATGGATGATATCACTCTAAAAAAAGTTAAAGAAGCGCTGGATGCGGCAATCAAGCAGAAGAAAACAAACGAAGACATTGTAAAGAGCATTGGCCCGGCTATTATTGACGCCATAAAACCTATTTTAAAAGAGATATCTTCCAATTCCAAACTTCCAAAAGAAGAAGTATTGAAAGCCATATCTAATATCAAGGTTAACATCTCGGATATTAAAGTTCCAAAACCGAACATTACTATTCCTCCCATAGTCGTTCCCAAACCGGATACTCCCATAGTCAATTATACTCCTCCCGAGATAAGGGTTAATGTTCCCCCAATCGACATCAAGGCATTGGCAGCCAAGATTGAAATGCCCGATGAAATGAACATTAAGGGCTGGATTGGATTTATGGGATACGATAGGGGGTTATTGGATAATCCCTTGCCAGTTCAAATAAGGGACTCAAGGGGCAAGCCTGTTGTTTTTGGCCCAGGAGGGATTGTATTCGGAGGAGGTGGAGGCGGAGGGGTTGCTCATCAGGTTAAAATTAACAATGTTCTTTCAAATCCTGTTCCGGTTCAGATAGTTTCAGGAGCCGGAGCTACATCGGGAGTTAACATATTGGATAGTTCGGGAGTAGGATATTCAGGCTCTAACCCATTGCCGGTTGCCATAATAGCCGGCGCTGGCGCAACAACCGGAGTCCAAAACCTCAATGCTGACGGAACATACAGAGATACATTTCCTGTTGAAGGAACAGTAGCCGTTTCAGGAATTGGAGATTCGGTAGCTGCCGCTTTGGTTGATTCTGCCGGAGAACAATACTCCGGGTCTAATCCTTTGCCAGTTGAAGTTTCAGGCATCACCGGTTCGCTTGGAGCAACGATTCTTAATGGTGACGGATTGGCAAGGGACAGCTGGCAGGTTAGCGAGGTTTTATCTTCTATCGGAGTAACCTTATTGGATGGAGACGGCCTGATGAAGGAAACCTGGTTGATAAGCGATATTACCAATTCGGTTAAATCAGCTTTAATAGACAGCTCCGGACAACAGTATAGCGGTTCCAATCCCGTTCCGGTTGCTATTATTGCCGGAGCCGGAGCCACTACTGCGGTTCAACTTGTCGATACAGCGGGAGATTACAGGGGAACATTGCCGATTGAAGGAATGATTTGGGTGTCGGGAATAACCGGTTCAGTTGACGCTTCATTGATTGATTCAGGCGGTGTGGGATATTCGGGAAGCAATCCGGTTCCAATCAAGATTATCAGCGGAGCATTGACTTCAACAATATCAGTCGGCCCAACAGCCGCTGATGCGATTGATGACGGAAATGCGCCTGTTCAGATAGGAGGTATTGCAAGAATAGCCAATCCTACTGCTGTGGCAGGTAACGATGTGGTTAAAGCTACTTTTGACACTATCGGAAGACAGCTTATCAGACCTGTTCAGGTAAGAGGATTAGTCCAAACCGCTTATGTTACAGAAGATGAGATTGACGAGGTTACTTTGCTTGTCGGAGTTGCCGGAGAGTTCCACGACTTAATTTATGTAATGTGCGCCAACGAATCTACTGGAGCGATTAACTTGGATTTCAGGCAGACAACAGGTGGAACAGTCCAATTGTCAGTTGAAGTTCCTGCCAATGGAACTGCTGGTGTGGCGCTTCCTGTCCCGATTCCTCAAGATCACGCTGATGCTAGTTGGACAGTTAAAAACAGTGCAGCAGATAATAGTAATACTGTTTACTCAGTAACAGCATTATTTAGTAAAGAAGTATGATAGTATTTAGCAAACAATGGTTCAAAAAATATAGTAAGGCAATAACTTGGGTAGCAAGGTTACCTTTTATTGGAGAACTAATATTTAACTTTAAGAAGTTCGGACACTATGTTGATAGAAAGAAAATAGTAGAAGTTACTCCCAATAGTGTAATTGAGTTTGTTAAATTGAAAGGAAAGAAAGTAGAACTAAAACAACACTTCTTTGGTAGAAATGAATATGCATTACGACTTCAAAAAGTATTTTATCCTATTTGGATTACATTCCACGCCTGGGATATTATCACAAGTCCAATACCACAATTAAACTTGGGGTTTGATACATTGACTGTTTATCCAGATGAAGGAGATCCTGGGACTGATAGTGTTGATGGATATATTACTTCTGGTAATAATGCCAATCAGTATTGGTCAACTTGTAGAAATTCAACAACTGGAACGGTTATAGATAATACCTATGGAACATTTGGTCAAGCAACTTATTATAATTCGTTATATTATATATCAAGAGCATTTGAATCATTTAAGACATCTTCGATTCCAGATAATGCTACTATCTCTGGTGCAGTATTATCTAATTATGGTTCATCGTCACTAGGAAATGCAATAGTTCATATAGTTCAATCAAGTCAAGTATCAGCAAATCAATTGACGGGAACAGATTTTAATGATATTGGTTCGACTTCTTTTGGAAATTACTCATATTCTACTTGGACCACTTCTGGATATAATGATTGTTCATTAAATGCTTCTGGTATTGCTAATATATCAAAAACAGGGGTAAGTATGTTTGCATTTATAGAAGCACACGACCTTAACAATAGTCAACCAAGTGATGATTACAGGTTGGGAACTTATTATTCCGATAATGGTTCTAATAAACCTAAATTAGTAGTTACATATACAGTAGTAGTAGCTCCGACAGTAACAACTCAAGCAGGATCGTCAATTGATAAAACAACCGCCACAGGAAATGGAAATATTACGGCTACAGGAGGAGCTAATGCAACTCGTAGAGGTTTTTGCTATAAGGCAGGAACATCTGGCGATCCAACAACTGCTGATAGCGTGGCCTATGATGACGGAAGCTATGGAACCGGAGCATATACAAAGGCAATAACCGGATTGACTAAGGGAACTGCGTATCGTGTAAGGGCTTATGCAGTCAATTCGGAAGGAACCGGATATGGATCAACTGTGCAGGTTTATACAAAGAATGACGTCAAAATTGAAAAATCGCTGAAATATACAGTTAAAAAAGCGGCTTCTGCAAAAACCAAGAGCTTGAAATATGCGGTAATAACAGAGATAAGTTCTTTAACCAAGGCCTTAAAATATGCTATCGAAAGCCCGAAAAGCGAAACGAAATCATTAAAATATGCGGTAAAAACAGTAGTTGTAGCCATTCAAAAATCCCTCAAATATGCGGTAAAAGTCGTCGGGTCAGCGTCGATGATAATTGATTCATATATAAGCGCAGTAAGCCCCGGAACATTCGGAATATTTGAAGATTATCCTTCTGAGGGACAATCATTTACTGCCAATCAATATACTAAACTACATAGCGCAAAATTTAATGTGAAAAAATCCGGGACTCCGACCGGAAACGTTTATGCAAAGCTTTATTCTCATTCGGGAGAGTATGGATCAAGCTCTGTCCCAGGCACGTTGTTAGCGACATCGGACCCGATAGAAACCTCCACGATCAGCACGAGCAACCACTGGCTGGAATTTATTTTTTCCGGTAATCAAAAATACATAATGACCCCGGGATCATATTACGTTATCGCTATTGAGTACAACGGAGGGAACGTATTCAGCTGTATAGTGGTTAATTCTGATGTGGCTGGTATTCATTCGGGTAATTCATCGCGATATCATTCTTCGGTTTGGACGCCATCTGATACTAATGACTTATTGTTTTATGTTTATGGAGAAAAAACGATAACCAAATCTTTGAAATATACGGTTAAGGCCGAAGCATCGCCGGTCCAAAAAAGCTTAACTTACGGCATAAAGACAACTGATTCGCTGACAAAATCTTTGACTTACGAAGTCAAAACAGTGGAGGCGATCAACAAGAGTTTGAAATATGTGATTAAAGCAGAAGCGCCGGCAATCGAGAAAACATTGGTCTATTTCGTTGAAGCGCCAGAGTCGTTGACAGAATCACTTAAATATTGCGTTAAAAATCCTATAAACATATCTAAAGGATTGATTTATGCAACCAAAATTGAGGTTCCGGCCATAGAAAAACAATTAAAATATCTAATTGAAGCACAGGCAAGCAAAACAGAGTCCCTTAAATATGCAGTCATAACCACTCCGACAGAAACTCAAAAACAATTAAGATATTCGGTAAAAACGCAGACTGGCATCGCAAAAGGGATCACTTATGTTGTTAAATTGGTAGGATTAAAACAGAAAGAAATTTCATATAAGATAATTTCGCCGAAAACCGAAACCAAATCATTGAAGTATGCTCTTGAAACAACCAAAAGCAAGACAAAATCGCTGCAATATATAATTTTAATGGAATTGAGCATAGTCAAGCAACTTGGGTATAAAATACTGAAATCAATCACGGCAACGAAATCATTAAAATACTCGATATTAAAAACAATCCCGACCTCAAAGTCCCTTAGATATGCGGTTGAAATTGAGACTCCCATTGCCAAATCCTTAACTTATGCGTGTCGAGTATATCCATACAAGAGAAAAACAAGCCCGTATTCGAGGAAGGCCAGTCCGTACAATAGACTATTGCATAGATAAAAAACGTGCTATAATAAAACAAAAATATGGCAAAAGGATACACCACAAGGCAGGAGATAGAAAATTATCTCTTGATTACAATAGACAGCTCGTTCCACGCGCAAATAGAATCGTGGATTGAGCAGGTCGAAAACTATATCGACCAGATGACAGACAGGAATTTCGTGGCTGATTCGGTTGCCAGCGAGAGATCGTATGACGGGGACGGAAGCAACGAATTACTGATAGACGACTGCGTGGAAATAACCAAACTCGAGATACTGACTACCGATGGAGATGTTATTTACGATGACCTGGTGGAAGGGGAAGATTATTTTTTTGAGCCAACCAACGAATTGCCAAAGACATCTATCAAGCTTTATGGATACAGGTTTGCCAAGGGAATCCAAAATATCAAGGTAACGGCCAAGTGGGGATACAGCATTGCGGCCCCGGCCGGAATCAAGTTTGCAGCAATGGTGATTGCTTCGAACATAATCAATTTCAGCAACCAGTCCGAAGGAGAAATAAACAGCCTCAGCGTCGGTTCTTATTCGGTATCGTTCAAAGACCAGAACAAGAGGGATGATTTCGAGAGAGTGCCCGAGATATTGGACAGCTTCAAAAAATACTAAAATGAACCCTATAGAAACAATATACGACAAGACCGTTTCAACCAAACGCCTTAATGACGAAAGCGGAAGTTATCGTGAGGGATACGAGATATATCTGACGGGAATTGAATGTCATATCCAGCCGATTGACGGAAGCTATTACGAAGATGCCGAGGGGCAATTTGGCAAGAATTGGCTGATGTTTTGTAATGTATGCGACATTGTCGTTAATGACATAGTGGTCGAGGGAACTACCGAATACAAGGTTATAGAAGTAAAATCTCACAGCTTTGCGGGCCATTCGCACATGGAGCTGGTGATCAGGGAATATGATTGATGTTTCAATTAAAATCGAGGGAATTGATAAAATAATCAAAGGGATGGAGAAAGCTCCTGAAATGACCGTTAACGAGGTTTCCAAGGCCATTCAGGGGTCATTGAACAGGGTAAGAAGCACGGCCATAAGGGAAGCGCCTGTCGGAAAGGGAGATAATGCCGGAGCATTGAGAAAAAGTATTCAGCCGTATAAAATGGAAACCAAGCTGAGGGGCATGGTCGAAGTGACCGCTCCTTATGCCGAAGCCGTCCATCAGGGGTCAAGACCTCATGAAATAAAGCCCAAAACCAAAAAAGCTCTCGCATTCGAAGTCGGAGGATTCAGGGGATATGTGATGTCGTCTTCGGGAAAATCTTATTATCAAAACAAAAGAGGAGAATCAGTCGTGGTAAAACATGTTCATCATCCGGGGTACAGGGGAGATCCGTTCATGATAAGGGCCATCGAAAAATCAATGGGGGAAATTAGCAAGTTCTTCGAGAACGCGATTAAAAACATAATGAATTCGATAATAAAATGACGATTACTCTTGAGGGTTTGAAAGCCCTGATAAAAACAAAATTGGAATCGATTAAGGACGGAGACGGAAATTCCATTTTCGGAGATATTTTCGCTTATCCGGAAGGAGATTTCAAGAACTATCCGGCTGCAGTCATATTGCAGAAAGGGGCATCTGGAGAGGTTCTTGACACTGGAAGGAACGAAAGGACATTTCATTTCGTAGTCAATCTTTTTCAGGAACAATCGAAGATAGGCAAGACGAGAGAAGAAGCGGACGAGCTGATGACCAAGGCATCCGATTCCATACTTAAAGCATTTGACCGGGACCCGGATCTCGACGGAGAGGTCGAAAAAGTGGTCGTGGTCGAGGCGACATTCGATTTCAGGGTGCAACAAGGAACATTCAACTTCGCTACGTTCATGGTCGATTGCGTGGTTATTGTTGACAATCATTAAAAGTGCTATAATAAAAATACGAACATGGAAAAATACAAAAACAAAACAAAACAAACGCTGGCCGTTCCCGGAGTGGGAGTGGTCGGGCCCGGCGAAATAGTCGAGGCGCCGGAAGGATTTCATAACACTAATTTCGAAAAAGTGAAAAAGAAATCCAACGAAATAAACATAAAAGAAAACAAAAATGCCAACATACTTAGCAGACAAAAGCTATCTGGCAATGAAGCCGGAAGCAACGGAGGGGACGCCGGTAATTCCTAACATATTTTGCCCGTTAGTCAGCGAATCGATCAAGAATATAATGAACTATGCTGCTGACCGAAGAATGAAAGGATATGATTTCGAATCTGACGATATATTGCCCGGAGAGAGAAAGCATGAAGGAGATTTGGTAGCGCTGGCAGATGCCGACAATCTGGCCCATTTTTTCAACATGCTTTATGCCAAGGGGGCAACGACAGGAGGGGCTACCGGATACATCCATCCGTTTACGCCGGGATCGCCAAAGTCTTATACGATAGAAATACAAAAAGGGCCTTATGCTCAGAGATATTGGGGGGTCAAGGCAACACAATTGGCAGGAGAATTCACAGAAAAGAAACTGCAGATAACGCTTTCGATCAAGGCCATGGGGCAATTCTCGGTAGGAAAACTTAAGGCGGCCTTGTCCGGATCTGTTACAAGCCTGAAATTCGCCCACGATTATGACGATATGCCCAATGTCGGATTGGTGGCCGGAGACGTGATCTGCGTTGAGCTTGATTCCGGATCTTATCAGGATGTGACGTTGACGTCAGTCAATGCAGACGGAGAAACTGTCGGATTCGGAGCATTGAGCATGACCGCGGCCGCTGGAAACAAAATATATCTCAAAGCCCAGACGCCAAGCTATGCGAGCCTTTCATTGCCATTACTGCAAGGAAACTCTCTTGTAGGAATAGCGGCTACATCGGCTCTCGCCGATACGGCTGCAGCGGCCAAATCCACGGCTACGCCTCTTTACAGATTTGTGTTCACTCTCAAGAACAACTTGTTTGATGCACCGGCAAGCGGTTCGATGAGTCCAATAAAGCTGTTGCCGCAGACTCAAGAAGCCCAGCTTACCATTGGTAGGCTTCTCGAAGACGTCAGCCAACATGTCGCTTGGTTGCATTCTATCAAGCAGGCCTTGACCATGATTACCGTCGGGGCAGTAATAACCGGAGGAAGCACAAAAGAGAGTTTTACGATTAAATTTCACAAGATAAAGCTGATTACCAATGACGAGCCGCTGAACGTAGGTTCGCTTATCATGGATGAACAGGATGCCAAAGGACTATACGACGTTGACGACGCTAAATCGGTCGAGGTGTCGATAACCAATAAAACGGCTGGAACAAGCTATTAAAACAATGGAAAACAGGCCCACAAAAACTATAATCACTCCATTCGGAAAGGCTGAAGTAGTGATGAAAGAGTGGCTTATCGGAAGCGAAGTCGAACATATCGAGGAGGCGATGTATGACATGGTCAGCGGAGGTTCGGGAACAGACGGATCGCCGCAGATTAAAGCCGATAATGTTTCTAAGCAGATTATAGAAGGAAATCACAGGACTATCACGGCGGTAATAGTATCGATAGACGGAAGCGCGGAAAACATTTTGGACAAGGTGCTCGGCATGAGGCATGAGGATTATTCCTTTATCATGGCCGAACTGGAAAAAGTCACCAATCCAAAAAAAAAAGTAAAATAACCGATCGGACGAAAAACAAGGCAATGAAAGACCTGGATATGGCCTATATTTGTCTTAATATGGGAAAGGATA